ATATGGCAACTTATAATCAGATGCAGGTACAGCAGAAGCCCAAGTTCTCCGTGGCAATCACCACCAAGGGCTATCAGTCCTTGATCTCCAACACTCTGCGCGACCCGGCCCGCGCCCGCCGGTTCACGGCCAGCATTACCTCGGCGGTGGCCGTCAACCCCGCCCTGCAGGAATGCGATGCCGGCACGATTTTGGCCGGTGCCCTGCTGGGTGAAAGCCTGAACCTCAGCCCGTCCCCTCAGCTGGGGCAGTACTACCTCGTGCCTTTCAAGCAGAAAGCCAAGTATGACCGCAACAACAGGCTGATCCGCCAGGAGAGTGTTACGGCACAGTTTGTTCTGGGCTATAAGGGCTACACCCAGCTGGCCTTACGCAGCGGCCAGTACAAGGATCTGGATGTTATGGTCATCAAGCAGGGCGAGTATCTGGGCAAAGATTCGATGACCGGCAAGCCCAAGTTCCAGTTCATCGAGGACGATGATCAGCGAGATGCGCTGCCTACTGTTGGCTACATGGCCTACTTTGAGTACCTCAACGGCTTCTGCAAGGTGTTGTATTGGTCGAAAGAGAAAATGATGACCCATGCCGATACCTATTCCAAGGCTTTCAGCCGTAAGAACTACGAAGACCTGATGGCTGGCAAAGTCCCGGAAAGCGAGATGTGGAAGTACTCCTCGTTCTGGTACAAAAACTTTGATGACATGGCCAAAAAGACCCTGCTTCGCCAGCTTATTTCCCGCTGGGGCGTTATGAGCATCGAAATGACGAAAGCCATGGAGAGCGACAACGCCGTGGCAACGGTGGCCGACAACAACGAGATCGTCACTGAGCCGGAACCGATGCCCGACGCATCCGAACAGCCGGAACTGCATACCGGGAAGCCTGAGGTGGGCGATGGGCAGGCATTGCCCCATGTGGACATTGCTCAGAGCGAACCCACGACCGCCGAGCCGGTGGTTGACCTCAGCTCGTTATGATCGACTACAACATCATCGCAACTGGCAGTAAAGGCAATGCGGTGGTGATTGACCAAAAAATCCTGATTGACTGCGGCGTTTCGTTCAAGGCGCTGTCGAAAGTATACCGGGCGTTGAAGTTGGTTCTGCTCACTCACATTCATGGTGACCACTTCCAGCCGACAACGCTCCGGCTTTTAGCGGAAAAACGCCCCACACTCCGCTTTGCGTGCTGTGCATGGCTGTGCAAGCCGCTGGTGGATGCAGGGGTGCCGGTCTCGCAGATTGATGTTCTGGAGCCGGGGCACATGTACGGATACGGCATCTGTAATGTCAGGCCCGATATGGTCAAGCACAATGTTCCGAACTGCGGGTGGAAAGTCTGGCTCCAGTCAGGAAAGCTGTTTTACTGCACAGACATGAACAATTTGAACGGCATCACGGCTCCAAACTATGACCTGTACATGGTGGAAGCCAACTACGATGACGCAGAAATCCAAGCCAAAATTGCAGAGAAAAAGCTGAACGGTGAGTACATTTACGAGCTGGGAGTGCTGCACAACCACATGAGCCTTGCCAAAATCAATGACTGGTTATACGCCAACATGGGGCAGAACAGCGCCTATATCTATATGCACTGCCATCAGGACAAGGAGGATGTCACATGACCGGGCGGCTGGTTGACATGGCTTTTACCCTCGGTGGGAAACAGCGGGTCACTCTGGAAATCAACGGCGACTTCCGGGAAATCTGGGACAAACTCCATCAGGAGCCGGTTCTGGATGTGGAAATCAAAAAGCACCGTGAAAAGCGCAGCCTGTCGGCAAATGCGTATTTCCATGTCCTGTGCAACAAGATTTCTGCGGAGACCGGCGAGAGCGAAGATACCGTGAAACGGCGGCTTGTGGTTTCGTATGGAGCACTTGCCCGCGACAAGGACGGCAAGACTGTTGGACTGAAGCTCCCACCGACCGTAGATCCAAGCGATTTTTACCCCTATGTCCGGCTCTATGAAACCCGGCAGGAAAATGGAAAAGACTATTCCTGCTATTTTGTCTACAAGGAAAGCCACAAGATGGATTCAAAGGAATTTGCTCATCTTGTGGACGGTGCAATTGAAGAAGCCAAGGAACTGGGCATCCAGACGGATACCCCGGAACAGTTGGCTCGGTACAAGGAGGAATGGTCACGATGAAAGGCCGAATCGTCATCTGCGACTACTGCGGAACGCCCGCAGACTTCGTAGACAGTTCGGTGGTTTACCACGGCCACAGCTTCGGCATGATTTACCTCTGCCCTCGCTGCGGCGCCTATGTCGGCGTACACAAGGGGTCTGACAAACCCCTTGGCCGCTTGGCAAATTCGGAGTTGCGCAACTGGAAAAAGGCAGCTCATGCAGCATTTGACCCGCTCTGGAAATACGGTCCCTACCGTGGCCGCCGGAATGAGGCCTACCGCTGGCTGTCCGAGAAGATGGGCACCCCGATTGAATTTACGCATATTGGAATGTTCGATGTGGACCAGTGCCGCAAGGTGGTCCGCATCATGCGAGAAGAAAGGAACCAGTTATGGAAGATTTGAACGTTCAGACCATCGCTATCCCGGTTGAGGAGTACAAGGACTTGCTTCGGGCACAGACCGAGCTCGCCATCATCTACCAGAAGAACGCCAACGGTGATGCTTACGGCACTGGCACTTTCGTGCAGGAGATGCGGAACGCATTTTGCAACGTCAGGCAGGAGGACGCGCATGCTGAATAATTGCATATTTCAGGGCCGCTTCGCTGCCGATCCTGAAATGCGGACCACACAGAGCGGCCTGACAGTCGCCAGCTTTCGCATGGCCGTTGACCGGGACAATGTCGGTCAGGATGGCCGGCGGGCTACCGATTGGCTGAATTTCGTGGCATGGCGTAAAACGGCAGAGTTCGTTTGCCAGTATTTCCGCAAGGGCAGCACGGCTCTTGTGGAGTGCCAGTGCCAGACCCGCTCCTACGAAGACAAGAACGGTCAGAAGCGCACCGCCACCGAGTTTGTGGTCCAGAAGATTCACTTCTGTGGTCCCAAGACTGAGCAGCGTGTCGATGACAGCGGCGAAGCACCGCCGCCGGGCTACCAGCAGCCGTCCTATCAGAACCAGCAGCCGCAGCAGATGGGCTTTAACACCCAGAGCCAGCGGCAGCAGTGGCAGGGCGCAGAAGCTGCTCCCGAAGTTGCACAACCCAGTTACTCGCAGGGCAATCCCGATGATTTCTCTGAAATTGACGATGGCGATGACCTGCCGTTCTAAGGAGGTTTGAATGGCAACAGGTAAGCGGTACTACTGGATAAAACTCAAAGATAGCTTCATGTCCTCGGACGCAATCGACTACCTGATGAGCCAGCCAGATGGTGCCAACTATGTTGTTCTCTATCAAATGCTCTGCCTCAAAACCATAAACACGGGTGGTTGTCTGGTGTCAAAAATCGGAGAGATGCTCATTCCCTATGATGTTGAAAAGATTCAGAGAGAATGCAAATGGTTTTCTCTAGCAACCGTCCGTGTGGCTCTTGAGGTGTACAAGCAAATCGGCCTTGTTTTTGAAAACCCAGACGGAACGCTGTCGATTTCCGATTATTCGGAAATGATAGGCAGTGAAACTGACTGGGCGGCCAAGAAGCGCAGGCAGACACTACAAGCCGCAAATTCTCCTCTTTCCATTGGGGAAAGTGGTAGGGATACCACTGGGGAAAATCTCCCCATAGAGAAAGAGATAGATAAAGATAAAGATAAAGAGATAGAGAACAGAGTAAGAGATAACGGCAGCGGCGGTTTTCCGGCTGCCGACCCCGGATTGGCCGAGATTGTCCGGTCTTTCGAGGACAACATCGGCAGCTTTCCCCCGGCCGCAAAGGATTCCTTGCTCCAATGGCGGCAGATTTTCACGGATGACCTCATCCTGCTGGCTATCAAAAAAGCCGCACTGTCTGGCGTACATAAATGGAACTACGTCAACGGCATCTTGAAAGCATGGAAGAATGAGGGCGTGAAAACCCTTGGCGATGTGCAAGCCCGCGACCAGCGGCGTAAGCCCCCGGCGGGTCAGCAGCCAAAGCGTTCTGCTGCCGATGACTACGATGAAATTTTTGGAGAACTTTTAGGAGGCTCGACAACATGACCGATACGAAATTGCGTGAGCTGCTGGTGGTCATCGATGACCACTACGGGCGCGCCCGCAGCTTGGAGGAGCGCAGGGCTGACACGCAAATCTACATCCGGGCGTTTGGCACCATCCCGGACGAGATTGTGGAAAAGGCACTGTATACGGCCTTTACACAGTGCAGATTCCAGAACCAGCTGATTGTGGACTGGTGCGCTGAAATCAAAAAGCTGCTGTCAGCCCAGCAGCCCTCGGCAAATGACCTTTGGACGCAGGCTGCGGCAGCTGCCCGGAAAATCGAGGCAAATCTGTACTACCAGACCCACGGTGGATTCATTACCCCCGATGGGCGCAAGCTGAAAGGCGAAGATTTCAAAAAGGAAAATGCGAAAATCTTCGCCGCCCTCCCGATGGTGGTGCAGCGATGGGCTGGCTCCCCGGAAGATTTGAGCGACATTTTTTCCAGCCGGAGCACAGCAGATCTGCGCCAGTTCGTTCGTCCTGGCTTTGACCGGGCTGTGCAGGATGCCCCGGTTGAGAGCTTGCAGTCCCCGGCGCTGCCCGGCGGGGCAACCCCGGCACAGATTGGAGGTGGCACGACATGAGGTCGAAAAGACCATTCCGCAGCCTGATCGTGTGCGTTTCGTGTGCGATGGTTGGCTGCATCCTCGCAAGCACGGCCTACTCCCGGCGGGTGGACGAGTTGGAAATCGAGCGGGATATTTACGCCAGCCGTTTCCAGAACTGGCAGACGCGGGCGATTGACGCGGAGGAAAATGTCGGCCGGCTTCAGACTGAGGTAGATAACCTGACCGCAGAGCTGAACGCCCAGACCGATTTGACCCTTACATACGCCGGGTCGTTCAGCTGCACGGCCTATTGTGCCGAAGAATACGCCCACATCTGTGGCGAGGGACACGGAATTACATCCAGCGGCGCAAAGGTGCAGCCGGGCGTGACCGTGGCAGCTGACACCAGCATCCTGCCCTACGGCACGGTGGTCTATATCGAGGGTGTAGGTCTCCGGGTCGTTCAGGACACCGGGAGTGCTGTGGTAGGTAACAAGCTGGACGTGGCGGTGAACACCCATGCGGAGGCTCTAAGCTGGTCTGGCTGGGGTTCCCGCCGGGTCTGGATCGTTTCAGGAGGTGCAGAGCCGTGAAAAAGTCGTTTCAGGCAGAGATGGATGGCACTCAGCAGGCCATCAGCCAGATTGTGTGCTGGTGCACCACGATTGCACTCCATCAGGAGTTCGGTGTCGGCAAGATCCGGCTGGACCGCATCACCGACCGCATGAACGAGTTGGAAGAGCAGAACACCTCGGTCATTATGACCCCGGATGCCAACGGCAGACCGTCCAAGCAAAAGGCTGATTCCATCCGGGAAAGCTGGCTGGCCGGAATTGTCGATTCCGACTACCGTGTTCCGATGATCCGGGCGCCCAAGAACCGCAAAGAGGAGCAGTACTGCATCGCCGGGAACCGAGCAGCCAAAATCGCATGGCAAATCTACGCCAAGGCCGTCATCAATGTGCTGCACTATGGGCCTGACCGCATGACCCGGCTGCTCAAAGAAAGCCGTGCCAACTACGAGCAGCTGAACACATGGGGCCACGAGGACGGGATGGATGTGGCGATGGAAAAGCTGCGCCGCTGCGCTGCCGATGCCATGCAGTCGGGCGATCTCGAAGTCGTTGACCTCGATGGCAGCAGCAGTGAGGCCAAGGTCGAAAAGGAATTCCGCCGTCAGGAAGTCGAGTTCGCGAAGCGTGTCCGGGCGCAGACCCTTGGGCGCATCGGCGTGGCCGCACAGCCTGTCAATGTGCTGGCCGATCAGAACGTTCAGGACAAAATTCAGCTTGTAATGCAGCAGGTTTCCCAGCTGCCTTTCCAGCGCAGGAGGACGTAACATGGCAATGAACGAGTATGGGGAAAGGCTGGACAGCAATGGCTATGCACCCAGCATCCTCAGCCAGAGCCCCACCTGTCTGATTTGTGGGCGGTATCGCACCGCCCGGCACGAAGTATTTTTCGGACCGTACCGGGATAAGAGCAAGCGGCTTGGCCTGTGGGCGAACCTCTGCCCTTGGTGCCACCAGAACGGCGTGACTGCCGTACATACCAACCGGGAGGCAGACCTCCGCTTGAAAAAGTGGGCACAGAAAAAGGCTATGGAGTATTACGGGTGGCCGGAAGCGCAGTTCATCAAAGAATTCGGGAGGTCGTACCTGTGATGCCCATCATCGCTATTGATCCCGGCAATGTGCAGTCTGGCTACTGCGTGATTGACCAGAAAACGCTCCGACCGCTGGAGTTCGGCAAAATCGACAACGAAGAACTGCTGAAAAAGCTGGAATCGGCTGCCGAGCAGGGATGGCGGTGGGCGGTCATCGAAATGGTGGCCTCCTACGGAATGTCCGTTGGTCGGGACGTTTTCGACACCACGGTCTGGATTGGCCGGTTCTATCAGGTGCTTTCGTCCCGGTACCCGGTGCGGATGATGTGCCGCATCGAGGAGAAAAAGCACATTTGCCACGACAGCCGAGCCAACGACACCGCCATCCGGCGGGCGTTGATTGACCGATTTGCAGCCCATGACCTAAAAAACGGCAAGGGCACAAAGAAAGCCCCGGATTTCTTCTATGGCTTCAAGGCTGATGTGTGGGCAGCCTACGCACTGGGTCTGACCGCCATCGAGAACCGGGAGAACGACTATAAATTTTCGACTACTTAAAAGCTACTTGAAAGGAGCTTCATCATGGATAATTCTCTGTCTGAATCCGCACGTTTCGCAGTCTACCGTGAAAAACTCAAGGGCATCTGCGAGGCCAACAACCTGAGCTATGTGTTCATCAAGAACGCATATCCCATCAAGCTGGTTATCCGTCCGCTGGGCGGCGTTGGTGAGCAGATGTCGATGCTGGAAGAAGCGACCGAGGACAACTACATCTCGCCGGGCGCATCCATCTTGTTCACCGTCAAGGACGGAAACCTGACCTACCGCATGAGCAAGACATTCACGATCTCCGACACCCTGTTCAACAAAATCAAGAACATCTTCAAGAATATGCACTACCTCTGGCTCCAGTTTTTCTTCCGGGATTTGGTTGAAGGCGGCAAGCTGGCAGCCCTCGGCTACAAGATGCCTGACATCCCGGAATCCGGTGGGCAGCAGGATGCGCCCCGGGAAAATGAGCCTGATTCTTCGAATCTCCCCGGGGAGGCCGAACCGCCGGAAGAAGTTGATGCCGAGGAACTGGACGATGCGGAGGAACCCGCAGCCGATGAACTGACCAAAGCCACCGAGATTGCCCGGCAGAACAACGGCATCACGCAGGCCATGTTGGAGGAAAAGATGGGCGTGACCGCAGAAAAGGCCATTGCGCTGTTAGATGATATGGAATCCGCAGGCGTAATCGAGTTCTCCAACGGGCACTACACCCTTGCCGCTGCTGACAGCGAGGAGGAGTAACCTATGGCAAAGGCAGCAGTGACCCGCAGCATCCGGGATGACCACCAGAAGAACTTCCTCAAAATCTTCAATAGCCTGACTGGAAAGCACAGCCGCTGGGAGATTTGGGAGGACTTCGTCACCCTGACGGCCATCGAGATCTCGAACAGCACGGACAAGGTAAATGCCCCAGAGCGAACCAAGATGTATCAGACCATCGTTTCCAAATACTCCGCCAAGGAGCGGGAGGGCATGGCTGAAATGCTGGGCGAGGTAATCATGGGTATGGAGCAGAATCCTGACCAAGACTTCCTCGGTTCGCTGTACATGATGTGCGAGTTGGGCAACTCGCACGCCGGGCAGTTCTTCACTCCCTACGATGTGTGCCGCTGCATGGCTGAGATTACGTTCGACCCGAAGCTGCACCCGGACATGGAGGGATTCATCTCGGTATCTGACCCGGCCTGTGGTGCTGGCGCCACGCTGCTTGCCTTTTTGAACGTCTGCAAAAGACGGAATATCTGCTACCACAACAAAGTCCTTGTCATAGCCCAAGACATTGACTTCATCGTTGGGCTGATGTGCTACATCCAGTGCAGCTTCATGGGCTGCGCTGGATATGTAGTCATCGGCGACACACTCGTGAACCCGGCAACGGCCTACGACAGCCGCGGATTGCTGCCCGCAGGACCACAAAACCGCATCTGGTATATGCCGCTTTTCTCAACCGATGTGTGGTATATGCGCCGCCAGATAGCGCAGATGAACCTGCTGTTTGAACCGAAAGGCGAACCTGCAAAAATCGAAAAATCCGATATTAAGCCCGCAAATTTGCAAAAATCTATCAAAAATGAGCCTAAAGCCCCGGAAAACGAGCCTCTTAACGAAACCAAAACCGGGCAGCTCACGTTTTTCTGATCCAGAACTCAGAAAGGAGTAAACACCATGGCAGACATTACTTACATCCCCATCCGGCAGCTGCATCCGCACCCGGATAACCCGCGCAAAGAACTGGGTGATTTATCCGAGCTTGCAGCCAGCATCAAGGAAAACGGCGTGTACCAGAACCTGACCGTCATTCCCGGCCACTACCTCGGCAAGCAGGAGTACATCGCCCGGTGCATTGCGGATGGCATCGAAGCATCGATGGCAGAGGCAGTATGGACACCCAAGACCATGTGGTCTAGCGAGGACTACACCATCATCATCGGACACCGCCGGGCGGCTGCAGCGCAGCAGGCGGGCAAGATTGAATTGCCATGCTCCGTGGTCGATATGACCGAGAAAGAGCAGCTGCAAACCATGATGGTGGAGAATATGCAGCGGTCTGATCTCACCGTCTACGAGCAGGCGCAGGGCTTCCAGATGATGCTGGACATGGGTGATACTGTGGAGCGTGTCGCAGACCGCTCCGGCTTCTCTCAGTCCACTATCCGGCGGCGCATCAAGCTACTGGAACTGGACCACGACAACTTCAAAAAGGCAGAGCAGCGTGGCGCAACCCTTTCCGATTTTGTTGAACTTAACAAAATCGAGGACTTGGATGCCCGGAACAAGGTGCTGGAAACCCTCGGTACCCAGAACTTCAACCGCGCCATGCAGAATGCCTTGTCTGACCAGAAATACCAGCATCGAAAGGCTGAATGGATTGAGCAGCTTCGCCAATTTGCTGTGGAAAATCCTGATGCCGATTACAGTACTCACACACACGTTGCCGGGTACGGATATTGGAACACCGGCAAGGGCGTTGAAGTGCCGGACGATGCCGATAGCGTAGCGTACTGCTACAAGGTCAGCCAAAACCAGATTGACCTCTACAAAGAGCGCGATTTGGAAAAAGAGAATGCGGAAACGGCTAAGCGAGAGGAAAAGCGGCAGCAGGAACAGTTCTATAAGGACCAGCTTGCCGCCCTCACAAACTATATGTTTGAACTGCGCCGGGACTTTGTGGCGCAGCTCTCCACGGCAGAGTGCAAAAAGCATCTGGGCGAAATCGTCCGCTTTGCTGTGGATGCGTTCGATTCAAGCTGCGATGGCGAGTTGGCAATCAAGCTGCTGGGCATTGCACCCCCAGAAACGGACGGCGTTGACCTGCTTGATTATTTGGGAAACGCCTCGGTGTTCAGTAACCAGCCGGAAAAGGCACTGCTCTCCTTGGCTTATTCGGCCGCTGACGATGGCAGCAACGGATACTGGGGCTGGGTCTGGAAACCCGACTGCCAGAGCGGCGGGTACGGCTGGGAGGAAAACGGCAGTCTCGACGCTATTTACACTCTGCTGGTAGCCTTGGGCTATGAAATGTCTGACGAAGAAAAGGCATTGCAGAACGGAACCCATGCCATCTTTTCCACCAATGCCCCTAAAAAGGCAGATGCGCCCTGCGAAGGTTGCAAGGCGGCGCATCCCGGATGCGACAAGTGCTGCAAGACCTGTGATGACCACTGCAATGCGTTCCAGCTGTGCAGAAAGGAGTATGGCGAATGACCGACCTTGTAAAGTGTGACCGCTGCGGCACACCGTTCAGCATCCAGACGGCCGGCATCCGCAGTACATGGAGCGGCGATTACATGGTGCAGTATTTCACCTGCCCCGGCTGCCACCATCGTTACCAGATTCTGACCACGGACACCGAACTGCGCCAGACCGTTCAGCGGCACAAGAAAATTGCCGCAAAAATCCGTATGGGTCAGAGCAAGCATTTCCGGCCGGGAACGCTGAAAAAGTATCAGGCTGAAATGGAAAAGCTGGAGGCCGAGCAGAAAAAGCGGCGAGATGAACTGCTGGACAAGGGCGACGAGATCCTTGCCCGGCTGGGAGAGGAGTAAACCATGGATGACCTGAAAGAATACGCTGACCGCCTCAAGTTTGAAATCATGGCGGCTGACTTTCTGACCACCGAAGACCGAGAAATGGTCTTTGACCTCATCGAGAAAGTGCTGGGTGATGACAATGCCTGATCAGATCTTCATCAACATTGCGCTGCTGGCCGTGGGCGTGGCTATCGGTGCCCTGCTGGGCGAAACCAGCCGGCAGCAGCATGACCGTCAGCTGTTCCGGGAGTACATCAACTTTATGACTGAATCGGAGCACAACAATGAGCTGCTGTTCCGGGAAGTGATTCAGCTTCAGACCGAGAAAGGAGCCAACCATGAGAAAGAGTAATCGCCCGCCGGAGCCCGGCGCACGAGGACTGCTGCGCCTGTGCTGCCCCTGCTGCGGCAAGGAGTTCGGTACATACCTCCACGTTGCGCAAATGTCCATCGGCTGCCGCTGCGGGGCTACGATTTCACTGGAACGTGGCCTTGCGCCGTATGAGTTCCAATGCAGCTGTTGCGAGTTCCACGCCAAGGGCAAGACCAACATTGCGGAACAGGAATTTACAGTGCCGTGCAAGTGCGGAAACCCTATCACGCTGCACTGGAACAAGGACACACGGAGGTACACAGAATGAACTGGGCAATTGTAATTCCTGTCGGCATCGGCATCGCGGTGCTGCTGTCTATCGCGCTTATCGCAATCGATGTTTCCGGGCAGATCAGCCGGAAGGAAGAAGCCGACGAGGTGGAATTCTACTTCGCCAAGGAGTTTGCGCAGACAACGCCGTCTTCTCATATTCCACCGTATCAGGATGTTTCCAAGATGCTCTACAACCGGGAGCCATTCTGCACTGGCTGCTCCGAATATGGTCGCTGCATTCAGGCACGAATGCGGTACATTCATGGCCTCAAGCATAGCGAGTATCCGTGGATCTGCCTGAAGAAGGAGGAACTAAAATGACGTTGGAAGAAGCACTGCGCTTTATCGACCCGGAAACCGACATGGACGCTCTGGCCGAGGTCGAGTATTACAATGGCTTCAAGGGCAAGGAGGCCGCAGCGAAGACCCTCCGGGAAGCCAGCCAGATGGTCGTTGATTTTATCCGTCGTGTATCATGGCACGATGCCAAAACCCCGCCGCTTGTCCACGATGAAAGTTGGGAGAACGCGGGAGAAAAGCACTGCTGCATTATGAGCGAAATGGTGTGGGTCTGCTGCGAGAGCCGGAACACCATGAAGGGCTGGCTTGAAAACGGCAAGTGGTACATCGAGGATGGCCGCCCAGCGGCAGATACGCCCTATGGTGCTGTGAAGTTCTGGGCTCCGCTGCTGGAGCCGCCGGAGGTAGTAAAATGAGCAAGGCTGTTCTTATCAGTATCCAGCCTGACTGGTGCAAGAAGATTCTCAGTGGCGAAAAGACTACGGAAATTCGCAAAAGCCGCCCCAATTTGGAAACAACGTTCAAGTGCTACATTTATTGCACAATGCCTGCCGGAAACGTCATCGGCGAGTTTACTTGCGACAGGATACGTTTTTACAGTGGCAAGTCATGGTTGGTCAAGGAAGACATCGAAAGCGTAACCGCTGGTAGCTGTCTGTCTTTGGAGCAAATTAAAGAATATGCTGGATGGAGGAAAACCGCATCGTTTATGGATCGTAAAGATTTGTATGCGTGGCATATCTCTGATTTGAAAATCTATGATAAGCCTCTACCTTTAGGCAATTTCATTCCGAACTGCCGCTACCTTGAGGACGAGGCTGGATGCCGTGCATACAGAGAACATGGATGCAGCTGTCCTGACCAGCGGTATGATCTCAACCCGGATGGAAGTGTCAACATGGCGATATGTCAAAGGAGCGTGAAACAACCACCGCAGAGCTGGTGCTATGTGGAAGAGAAAGATATAGTGGACTTGCTGTACAGCAATAAGGAGGAAAACAATGTCTGATGTAAGACTGATTGACGCAACTGCACTTCAAAATACAATTTCCGAGTGGCGCAAGAAAGAGATGGAAAATGACAACTCCATTACTGGTCCTGCGATTATTGATGCATTTGGCGATGTACTAGATGCAATCAGCGTTGCCCCTACCATCGACATTGATCCACGATGGGTGAGCGTCAAAGACCGCCTGCCGGAGTTTGAAGATGACGAGCCGTTTATCCGCTGCATTGTGAATGTCATTCGGTGGAGTGAGGGCTGGACAGGCCTTTGGAACCAGCCAGAGCCGACACTGAACGAGGAAGAGTTCACCGCTGCTGCTACCTATAACCCGGAGCAGAAAATTTTCACAGTGTATGATGGCTTTGGCAGCTCGATGGTCATAAACGCTCTGCTTTCCCCTGATGACGGCGGCGGTGAATCTGGATGCCGCGTCACCCACTGGATGGAGAATCCGGCCCCTGTTGGCTTTTGGAAAAAGGAGGCCAAAAATGATGTATAGAATTGAGATTTCCGAAGAATCCCTCCGCATCATCGGTCTGGCCGTGGAGGAATATATGCGGATCCGCATGGGCCAGTTTGAAGCCCTTTCCGAAGACCTCGTTTATGAGGGAAAAGACCGCAACAAGCTGTATGAGGACCAGTACAAGTTCGGCGTGTACAATGAGCGTAGCCGGAGCGTTGAGAAAATATTCAATCTGGGCTACCAGATGGCATTTCCGCCATTCGGCAACCGGGAGCGGCAGCACGATTCGTGGGGAACGTGCATTGACCTCGTCCACGCCATCGAGCATCAGCAGTGGCTTGATGCGCCAGAGGGCAAAAAAGAGGCACCCGGCACCACATATCGCTCCCACGGGCCTGTTCCGCTGGGCAGAGAGCCGTACCCGAAAATTGAGAGGGTGGACGAATGAACTGCCTGTCTTGTGCGCATTACATTCCCCTCGACCCGCCCATCCAGCGCACCGATTCCCACGGCCAGACCTACAAGGTGCCGGGATTGTGCAAAATTGGAGCGGACCACATAATTTCTGGGCTTCCTGTCTATCTTCCAACGGCAAAATGTGATAAAATAACAGAAGCACCGTTGCAAAACGGCAGCTGAATTATGACGGAGGTAGGTTGTGACATTACAGGAATTGTCCAAGTACTATGACATTCAGATGACCCTCGAAAAAGACCGTGAAGCCTTGGAGCGACTGCGACAAAGAATCACTCCCGCCTCCCCACAACTGACCGGGATGCCCCACACGCCGGGTGTCCGGGATAAAGTCGGAGATCTGGCTGTAGAGTTGGCCGACATGGACGAGCGCATCCGCTGGCTGGAAGAACTGGCAGCGCAGGAAAAGCCCAAAGTCGAGGCCTACTGCAAGAGCATTGTGGATGCTCGGATGTATCTGGTTTTCAGACTGCGGTTTATCCGCTGCTACTCATGGGCCGAAGTTGCCGGAGTTCTGGGAAAAGGATATACCGAAGATGGGGTCAGCCGGATGGCATACAACTACCTCAACAAAAACTGACCGATAAGCCCTGCATTTGCGGGGCTTTTTATTTTTGCCCCAAAACTGAAATTCAAATCAGAAATCCACACAAAATCAGCTCAAAATTGAAATGAATTTAACTTTTACCCCCTGAAAAGTTGAATTCAAAGTGGAAATCATTGAGAATCAAGGGGATGGTTTCACTCGCTGTCGGACGTTGTCGGATGGTTTCGGATGGTTTCGGATGGATGCCGAAGCTTACCGATGGATTCAGATGACAACGGACGCTCCGAGTGATATGATTAGGATGCAAAATTCAAATCAAGCCAAGCGGTGCTCACCATTCCCGGTGGGTGCCGCTATTTTATTGCCTGAAAGGAGGATTCCGGGCCGCACGTTGCTCCTTTGCGTGTGGCATCACCGCAGCACCCCGAAAAGCCGAGGCGCTGCAAGCTGGACATTTCGCCGTGCCCAGCCGCAAAGAAGGAGATTTTTCTATGTATCAGAAAATCAAGGCAAAATTCAAGGCAAACCCCACTATTTTCTACGCCTGCTCCATTGTCGCATCGTGGGCGGGAGTGGGCAGTCTGATGAACTTCCGTACCATTGCATTGCGATACGGCGCAGTTCCGGCAATCATCTGGGCGGTGTTCAATTCTCTGGCGTGTATCACATTCGGCCTGTTCGCTGACCGTGTTCCGTCCATCCGGCGCATCATGCAGAGCAAGGTGATGTTCTATTTCATCGGCCTGCTGACGCTGTTTCAGACGTGGACGCAGATGAGCGGCATCTACGAGATCTTCGGCGATACACCCATTGGAACCAAGGGCGGCATGATTATCGTGTACGTCACCTGCGTGGCGTTCCTGATTATGTTGCTCAAAGATGGCATGATTCGCAACGTGCTGTCCGATGGCTTTTCATGGGTGGTCGTTTATGGCCTGTTGGCCGTAGTAGTGGCTGCTGCTCTGGTGTACACTGGCGGCACATTCGCCGTCATCGACCCCGGTGTAAACGCCGCTGGTATTAAGGCTGGCGTGTACAACGGCTTACTTCTGCTGCCTGGCCCATTTGCTTGTCCGTATTACTATTCGCTGTTTGAGTACAACGATGAAAATACGGACGGCACCAAGCGCGGCAACATGAAAAAAGCCTTCGTGCTGGCGGGCGTGATGTTTGGCATCTACATGGTGCTGGCTGCGCTGCTCACGTGGGTGCGCTTCAGCCCGGTGCTGAACGTAATGAAAGCTATCTTGATTACGGTCATCGCCATTTCCTCGCTGTCTACCTATCTCTACTGCGAATATCTGGTTTTCGGCAAGAAGTTTGGCTTCGCACTGGACGTTCTCACCGTGGCCTCGTGGCAGATCCTGATTCCGCTTGGCGTTATGGGCATCTGGCAGCTGATGAGCACGATCCGCATCTACGTTGTCGTAGCCGCCGTCCTGTTCTCCATCGTTCTGGACCTCGTTTCTGACAGGAAGGAGGCCGCACGATGAACATCACGGTGAAGAAACTGGCAGAGCTGCATAAGCCTACCCACAACATCCGCCGGCACTCCGACAAGCAAATCACCGAGTACATCCGCAGCATTGAGATGTTCGGTCAGGTGAAGCCGCTGGTCGTTGCCGAGGATGGCGAAATCATTGCCGGCAACGGTCTGTACGAAGCCTTGCTCCGCATGGGTCGGGAAACCTGCGACTGTTATGTGATGGTCGGGCTGACCGATGTGCAGAAGAAAAAGCTGATGATGGCCGACAACAAGGTCTATGAACTCGGCTTTACCGATGTGGATGCCATCGAAGAACTGGTCAAGGAACTGGACGGCGATGTGGACGTTCCGGGCTGGGATGCTGACCTGCTGGAAATGCTGAACAGCACCACGGATGAAGCTGATGAAGTAATCGGCTCCTATGGCGATTTCCCGGAAAACGAGATCGCACCCATCAACCGCCATCAGGCAGAGGAACACGTTCCGTATGCCGAAACACCGACCTACTCGGTGGCTCCCGCCCCACAGCCTGCTCCTACCGTCTCCGCTGCCCCGCAGCAGCCTTCCCCAGTGCTGGAGATGTCTACACCTTCCGAACCGCAAACCGCTGCTCCAGAGGCGGACAGTGGCGCGGAGCAGCACAGGTGCATCCGTTGCCCGAAGTGTGGTGAACTGATATGCCTGTGAAAGTAGTGGAAAGCAACCTGAACGTGTTGCAGGCTGCGAAGATCCGCATCCGAAATGTGTTCGCCAACGGCTGCAAAATCTACCTGAGCTTTTCTTCCGGCAAGGATAGCCTGTGCATGGCCAACCTCGTTTATGAAATGATTCTCTCCGGTGAGCTGGACCCCAAGCAGCTGACGGTGACGTTCATCGACGAGGAGGGGCTTTACCCCTCGATGGTCGATGCAGCATACCGCTGGCGGCGCAACTTCCTGTCGGTCGGCGCAAAATTCTTATGGTTTTGCTTGCCGTTCAAGCAGGTATGCGTGATAGACCACCTTTCTGCGTCGGAATCGTGGATAACATGGGAGCCGGGCAAAGAAGATGTGTGGATGCGCACCCCGCCTGATTTTGCCATCAGGTACAGCCCATACCTGCACCACCCCGGAGAGATGAACTACCAGACGTTCTGCTCCAAGGCGTTTTCTGACGGCATCCAGCTTGTCGGTCTGCGCACGGCGGAAAGCCTGACCCGCTTCAAGTGCATTGCCAACACCAAAATGGAGCGCATCACCCGCGGCGGCAAGTTCTATCCCATCTACGACTGGAAGGACTCCGATGTGTGGCTGTACATCAAGGAGCGAAACCTTGAATTTCCTGAGATCTACATGAGGCTCTATGAGGCGGGTGTCCGAAAGAATGCCCTCCGGCTGTGCGCATTCTTCGGTGACTGCGGCACACAGGGCCTCCGTTGGATAGCTGAAACGGACAACGACCTGTGGGAGCGCATCCAGCGGCGAGAACCCAATGCCTACCTCGTTCTGCTCTACTGGGATTCTGAAATGTTCCGGCGCACCACCCGCAAGCGTGGGGAGCTGGAAGAAGAATCCGAGAAAAAGGACTATAAAGCCCTCTGCAAAGACCTTCTGTTCCTGCACCCGGAGCGCTACACCATCGCCAAGGACACCCTGTCCCACATCGAGCACTGGCGTGGCCTGTTCATCAAGACCTACGGCATCGCTGAGCAGAAGCACTACAAGACCATGTACGAGGGCCTGTTGTACGGAGACCCCAAAATGCGTATCCTGCGCATTCTCTGGACCACCATCTACAACGACCACAACGCCCGCATCAAGGAGGAGCAGAACCATGGAAAGCATTGATGTATTCGCCCCGCTGGCATCCCTCCAGTGGGTAGACCGCAACACTATTCACGCCAACGACTACAACCCCAACAAGGTCAGCGAGGAAAACCTGAAGTTGCTTATCCAGTCTATCCTGACCAACGGCTGGACACTGCCCATCGTGGTACGCCCTGACGGCACCATCATTGACGGCTTCCACCGCTGGACAGTATCAGGCCGTGAACCGCTGCTGTCCCTGCTGGGCGGCAAGGTGCCTGTCGTAGTCGTAGACCATCACGGTGACGAGAGTGCCGATGTATACGGCACCATCACACACAACCGAGCTCGCGGAACACACCTGCTCGACCCTATGAAAGCCATCGTGAAGAAGCTCATGGACGAGGGCAAGACCGTGGACGAGATCGGCAAGCAGCTGGGCATGAAGCCTGAAGAAATCTTCCGCCTGTCCGGCTTTACCAAAGACGAGTTCCTGAACATGATGACCAAAGACCATCCGACATACTCCAAGGCCAAGGTCATCCGCAGCATCTGAGAGAGGAGCGTATCACAATGCCTGTCGTAGACATCTATGTTGATAAGCCTGTACCTGTGCAGGACATGAAGTTCACCTTCGTGTATGACCCTGCAATGGTTGAAGCTGCACTCCACCCGCCCGACAGCGGGCAGGAGCAGCCGTTCGGTGCTGAAAAGGTACTGTGACGGGGGCACCCTACCATGAGCGGGCTCGACGACCCCGAATTCAATCTACACAGAGGAAATTTTTTCAAGAACTTTAATTGAAAAATTTGCAAAACCTCTTGACATTTGTGTCACACATAAATACAATATTGGTGTGACATAAATGGAGGTGATTGGATGTCACCCGTTGGAAGACCAAAAGCAGAGAATCCCAAAGAAGTCCGTTTTAGCATTCGTCTGGATGCCGAAACTGAACAACAGCTTGCGACCTATTGCACCAAGAATGGTGTTACGAAGGGAGAGGCTATCCGTCAGGGAATCAAACTGCTATTGGAGAAAAAAAAATAAAGTGTTGGCCGCCCTCGCAAAGCATAACCAACACTTCATTGCACCATTCCCGTAGGTTTGGTAAATATATTCTATCATTCCTCCGGGATTTTTTCAAGGAGGATTTTCGAAAATGAACGAAGCAGAAACCCGCATTTTGCAGATGAAGCAATACATCAAAACCTCAAATATGAAGCATGATATGTACTGCTTCTCGTCCAAAGACTTTGCTGCAATACATGAGTTTATGAAGCGAGATGGCTTTAGTGCTATTGAACTTGCGTTTCTTTATGGTGAAGCAAAGGGATATCGAAAAGCAAAGGCGGTCATTAAAGATGCCTAAGCTGAACTTGATTAGAAAAAGATTTGGACGGCTTTCAGTCATTGAGTATGCGGGTGTGAAAGGACATTTCTCGCAGTGGAAATGTCTTTGCGACTGTGGAAACATCGTGACTGTCCGGGGAGCGAATTTAACGAGCAACGCTACCAAATCATGTGGATGTCTTTATGGAGAAAGTAATATTACACACGATGGTTCTCACACTCGACTCTACAGGATTTGGTATGGCATTATTCGCAGGACGGAGGATTCAAACCGAAAAGAATATGCTAACTATGGTGGACGTGGCATAACAATGTGCACCGAGTGGAGGCTGGACTTTTCTTCATTTCGTGAATGGGCATTGTCGAACGGATACAATGATACTCTTAGCATTGATCGCATTGACCCGAACGGCAATTACTGCCCTGAAAATTGCCGATGGGCATCAAAATCAGTTCAGGAACGAAACAAGCGTAACACGCCGTTGCTGGTTATAGACGGAATCGGACGAACAGCAACCGAATGGAGTGAAATTAGCGGAGTTTCAGCTGATAGAATCCGAAAAAGAAAGAAAAAAGGATGGGATGATAAACGCGCTGTTTTTGCGCCATTGGATTCTAGCCATAAACACAAAAAATAATAGAAACGCACGGTAATAGCTAATTGCCGTGCGTTTTTGTTTGCTCCAAAATTCACCAAGGAGGAAAAATGGCAGCAAAACAGTCTGTGATAGTTGATGGGAAAAACGTCTATGTTCTCAGTCCCGGCATGAACATTTATGTAAAGACGGCAGATATTTGCACTCTGCTTGGCGCATCAAACCAATGGATAGGACAGCTCACAAGCCAAGGCAGCATCCACAAGACCAAAACTCCACATGGAAACCTGTATGAAATCGTAACGACCGGAAAGGAATATTGCGATTTCATGGAATCAAAACGATCAAGGTTGGATGCCGAAGATGAAAAGCTGGAAAAGGTCAAGCGGAAAGCTGATGCCACCCTTAAGGCCTCCAAAGCCAAAATCGCACAGGCAGAAGCCAAGGAGCTGTCTGGGCAGATGCACCGCAGCGAGGATGTGGCAGCTATGACCGCCGAACTTATCTACACCATCCGGGGCGCGCTGATGGCGTTGCCCAGCCGGGTGGCCATCAATGCCGCTGCTCTGTCTGACCCTGCTGAGGTTGCAGAGTATATGCGAGGCGAGGTCAATCAGATTGCGGAGGAAATCGCTCTGTTCCGTTATGACCCGGCCAAGTACGAGGCTCGCGTCCGGGAACGCCGGTCGTGGACTGAAAAACTGGGCGGTGACGAGGATGAGTGACAACGCCGCCATCGACCGCCTGAACGCTCTGGTGTCAAAGCTGGTGACCGCCATCCGACCGCCGCCCAACGTGACGGTCAGCGAGTGGGCGGCACAAAACCGCGTCCTGTCCCCGGAAGCATCTGCCGAGCAAGGTCGATGGCGCAACAGCAGAACGCCCTATCTGGTCGAAATCATGGACGCATACTCTGACCCTCGCGTCCATCACATTGTTGTCGTTGCGTCCTCGCAGGTCGGCAAGAGTGAGTTTGAAAACAATGTCATCGGCAGAACGATTGACGTTGACCCCGGCTCCATCCTGTTCATCCATCCGCAGATGACGGATGCAAAGGAGTACAGCAAGCTGCGTATCGCTCCCATGATACGAGACTGTCCTACCCTGCGGGCAAAGGTGGCAGAGAGCAAGAGCCGAGACAGCGGAAACACCATTCTGCAGAAGTCTTACCCCGGCGGCATCCTGACCATGTGCGGCTCCACCGAGGCGCACGCTCTGGCATCGAAACCCATCCGCTATGTGCTGGGGGATGAACGTGACCGCTGGGCTGCGAGCGCCGGCACTGAGGGCGACCCTTGGGAACTGGCAATGGCCAGACAGACCACGTTTTATAATGCAAAGGCTGTGGAGGTCAGTACCCCCACCATCAAGGGACACAGTGCCATTGCCAAGTCCTACGTCAAGGGTACAATGGAACGCTGGGTATCCCAGTGCCCGCACTGCAAGGGCTTCCACGAACTGCGCTGGGAAGATATTCGGTACGATTACGACACCATCGAGACCCACGGCGAGAAAACCTACAAGGTCAAGGATGTGTGGTATCTCTGCCCGGAGTGCGGCTGCATTTCGGACGAGGTGACCATGAAGCGGGCACCCGCTCACTGGCAGGCCGAAAACCCGGCAGCCTATGAGAACGGCATCCGCAGCTTCTGGCTGAACAGCTTCGTCAGCCAATGGGCGGCATGGAAAGACACCGTGCTGAAATACCTGAACGCCTTGGGCGATACCAAGAAGATGCAGGTTGTCTACAACACCCGCCTTGGGCTGCTGTGGGAAGACCGTGGCGATGTGCAGGACGAGGATACCATGCTGGGCCGCAGGGAGGAATATACCGCAGAACTGCCGGAGGGGGTTCTGGTGCTGACTGCTGGCGTTGACACGCAGGATGACCGCATGGAGTACGAGATCGTGGGTTTCGGCCACTTCGGGGAAACATGGGGCATCGAAAAGGGCATCGTCAGTGGCAGACCTGACAGCGATGAAGTCTGGCAGCAGCTGGACGAACTGGTGTTTGACCGCAAGCTGAAATTTGCTGATGGCGTGGAACTGCCTGTGTCCATCAAATTTGTGGACGAGGGCGGTCATTTCACCCAAGAAATACGCCAGCGGTGCCATGACCGCATAGGCAAAAATGTTTTCTGCATCAAGGGTTTTCCTGGCTCTGATAGGCCGTTTACCAGCCCTCCGAAGCAGCAAAAAATCACGGTGCAGAACCGCTACATCGGGATGTGCTGGCAGTACCAGTTGGGCGTTGACTCCGGCAAACAAATCATCATGGACGACCTGAAAGTACAGGAGCCGGGTGCCCGGTACTGCCACTTTCCGCGCCGGGATGATTACGGCCTTGGCTATTTTAATGGCCTGCTGTCTGAGCATTTGGTTTACAAGGATGGCCACCGCAATCCGTGGCAGTGGGAGAAAATCTCCGGCCATGGGCGCAACGAGCCGTTGGACTGTAGAAACTACGCTCTGGCGGCTTTCAAGGTGCTGCCGAAAGACCTCGATGCCATTGATCGCAGGCTGAAGCAGCTGCGTGGCAAGGCAGTCGATACCCCGGCAGCGGTAAATATTCAACAACCCATCTCCCGCTCCCAGCCAACCGGCAGGAAGCGGGAGAAACTTTTAGATGACTGGTGAGGTGTGAGGTATGGATACCGTGACCATCAAAAAGCGGCTGGAGTTCCACACGCAGCGGCTCGACAACCTGTATTTGGCCTACAACAAGCTGCTTTCCGGCGGCGTGAAAAGCTACCGTCTTGATGACCGGGAACTTACACGCCTCGACCTCGGCAAATTGAGCGATGAAATCAAGGATGCCGAGGAAAAAGTCGATGAACTGACTGCGCTGCTGAACGGCCAGAGTGCCCGCAAGGCATTTGCCGTTATTCCGCGCGATTGGTAATTTTTTAGGGTGACGGCCCATCTGGGCTTTTGCCGCGGGCTGGCTGCTTTTTACTCCTTTCCCCAGCCAGCCCGCTTAGTTTGAAATTTACGGAGGCGATTACTTTTGAGCGTCAGATACCGCGTCACTGCTGCACCGCAAGCCAGCGGATACAGCGAAGCGGGCGCATCCTACAAGCGGCGCGCGCTGCGGGCATTCTTCCCCAACAGCAACTCGCCGAGCAGCGATATACACGACAACGCCGACACCCTGCGGCAGCGCAGCCGGATGCTCTACATGAGCGCACCGATTGCCACGAGTGCCATCAACACCAACCGCACAAAGGTGGTCGGCACTGGACTGAACCTGAAAGCAACCATTGACCGAGATGTGCTGGGGCTTTCCCCGGAGGCAGCCAAAGCATGGCAGACCAAGACCGAGGCCGAGTTCCGACTGTGGGCGGAGAACCGCCGCAGCTGCGATGCCATGGGGCTGAACAACTTCTACGGCTTGCAGCAGCTGGCCTTGAAAAGCTGGCTCATGAGCGGCGACGTGTTCGCCGTGGTGAAAATCCGCTACCCGGACAAGCTGCATCCCTATGGCCTGCGGCTGCATCTGGTGGAGGCCGACCGAGTGTCCACCCCGGACAAGTGCGGCGGTCTGCTGGATGGTCTGGGCTACACCGAGGGCAAAAACCCCGGCAACGGAAACAAAATCTATGACGGCGTGGAAGTAGACAGCAGCGGTGCAATCGTGGCCTACTGGGTACGAAACACCTACCCGCACGAATGGAAGAGCGATACGACCACATGGCAGCGGGTAGAGGCCGTCGGCGCAACTACCGGGCTACCCCAGATCCTGCACATCATGGAATCGGAACGCCCGGACCAGTACCGTGGTGTTCCGCTCATTGCGCCCATCATCGAACCGCTGCTCCAGCTGCGCAGATACACCGAATCGGAACTGATTGCAGCACTGGTCCAGAGCTACTTCACGGCGTGGATTGTCACCAACACGTCCAAGAGCGGCATTCCATTCAGCGAAACTGGAAGCGGTGACCTTGGCGGTGTTCCTGTGGATAATCCACAGGCCAGCAATGTCAGCCACAGTGATTCCGAATATGAGATGGGGCCCGGTCAGGTTTTTCACCTCGGCCAAGACGAGGATGTCAAGTTTGGAAATCCGAATCTCCCGACTGCGGGCTTTGATACGTTCGTTCGGACGATGTGCAAGCTGATGGGTGGAGCCATCGAGATGCCGTATGAACTGCTGCTGAAAGAGTTCAATGCCAGTTATTCGGCAAGCCGCGCTGCCCTGCTGGAAGCATGGGAGGCGTTCAAGATGCGCCGCACATGGCTGGTGGACAGCTTCTGCCAGCCCGCGTATGAAATCTGGCTGGCAGAGGCCGTAGCCCGTGGGCGAGTAATCGCTCCGGGCTTTTTTGATGACCCGCTGCTCCGTGCTGCATGGTGCGGTGCCCGCTGGATTGGCCCTATGCAGGGCAGTCTTGACCCCGCCAGGGAAGTCAATGCAGCCATTCTCCAGACGCACCACGCCTTTAAGACCCACGAACAGGTCACCCTTGAGATGGGCGGCGGCGACTGGACCGAAAACGCCGAACAGCTGACTCGTGAAAATGAGCTGCTGAAAGCAGCTGGCCGTGAGGGCGCAATCGAAACCACCGCCAGCATTACGACACAGGGAGGTAAGCAAAATGCCCAAACCGAATGACGCACCGCAGGTGAATATCCTGCGGCCTTGTTATGCAATGGCCAGCACTGACGGCCAGACCGCGGATATTACCATGTACGGCGAAATCGTGGAAACGCAGCCCATCGACTGGTGGACTGACGAGCCGATTCCGGGACAGTACATCATCGAGAGCGAGTTCCTGTCGGACTTGCAGCAGGTCGAAAACTGCCCGCAGATCATCATCCGCATGGACAGTCTGGGCGGCGATGCGGGCGTTTCCATCCTGATTCACAACAGGCTGCGTGAACTGGCCACCAAGGGCACGAAGCTGACCTGCATTGTGGACGGCGTGGCCATGTCTGGTGGCAGTCTTATCATGTGCGCCTGCGATACGGTAAAGGTGAATCCTTCCAGCCTTGTGATGATTCACAAGTGCTGGACTCCCATTCGAGGCGCGCTCAATGCTGACGAACTTCGCAAGGCCGCGGAAGCCAATGATGCATGGGATAAGAGCCAAGTCGCCATCTACAAGCGGAAGACTGGCCTGTCTGAAACCGTGCTGCTGCACATGATGGGCGACACCACCTATATGACGGGCAAGGAGGCCATCGAAAAAGGCTTTGCCAATGAGCTGCTGGACGATGCCGAGCCCGTGGCAATTTCCGCAAGCGCAGACCGCCAGACCATCTACGCAAAAGGCCACGCCCTGCGCCTGATGCCCGGCGTAAAGCTGCCCGACAACATCCCTATGGCTAAAGCGGCTGCACCTGCTGCCGCTGCTGCAAATACACCGGCGGCACCCGCCGCCCAGTCCAACGAAGGAGGACAATCCACTATGGCAAACAATGCAAATCCCACCACTGCAACCCCCGCAGCGGAAAACCCGCAGGCCGCAGTTGACGCAGCCGTGAGCGCGGAGCGCAACCGTCTGGCCGAAATCGATTCGGTGGCAAGCCTGTTTGACCCCGCTCTGGTACAGGAGGCTAAGTACGGCGAGACCGCTTGCGATGCTCGCGAACTGGCATTCCGCGCCGCCAAGACTGCTGCTGCGCAGGGTCACGAGTTCCTGAAGAATCTGGCAGCGGACAACGCCGCATCTGGTGCACAGAACGTGGAGGCTGTTCCGGGCGCGTCTGCATCTGGCAGCCCGGAATCTCTGCCCGATGCAAAGGGCAATGTGCCCAAGACGCAGGCCGAGCGCATGGCTGCTGCCGAAGCAGCCGTCGCCGAACTGCTCGACGATAACAAAAAGTAAGGAGGAATACTACTATGAGCGAACTGAGCAAATCTCTCGGCAACATGGAGTATGACGGCCTGATTGCCGACATCAACCCCAAGCTGGTTGTCAGCGGCGGTACTCTCCGCAAGCTGGGTGCTGCTGGCACTATCAAGCGTGGCACTATTCTGGCAAAATCCGGTGGTACCGCAGGCGATAACAAACTGGTAGCGTTGGGCACCGCTGCCAGCGGTGATACGGAGACCCTGACTGCATACGCCATCCTGTGCGATGATGTTGAGGTTGGCACCACTGATGATGTGACCGTTCCCGTCTATCTGGCCGGCTGCTTCAACCTGAACAAGTGTGTCACCATCAATGACCATACTATCACCGAGGCTGAGAAGGATGCCCTGCGTAACGGCGGCATTTTCTTCAAGGCTGCTGCACCTGCACTGTGAGGAGGATACAACAATGCCTGCTGAACTGAATTTCTTCGATACCTATACCCTGATGGCCGTGGAACGGCGTGCTGTTCCCAGACAGACCTTCTTCCGTGACCGCTACTTCGGCACCGACGACGGCGATATCTTCAACTCCGACAAGGTTCTGACCGAGTACATGGACGGTGACCGCAAGATGGCCGCATTCGTTGGACCTCGTGTCGGTGCAATCCCGATGGAGCGCGTGGGCTACGAGATCCACGAGTTCGAGCCCGCTGCCATCGGTGTGAGCCGCGAACTGTCCGTCGATGACCTGACCAAGCGCGGCTTCGGCGAGGCTATCTATGCCAACAGCACTCCCGCCCAGCGTGCCGCAAGGCTGGTTCAGAACGACCTCGTGGACATGGACAACCGCATCATCCGCACCGAGGAGTGGATGTGCGCACAGACCATGCTGGAGAACGGCTGCACCATGCAGGAGATGATCGACAACCAGACCAAGGGCGAGGCCAAGGTCGTGAAGTTCTACAACCCCGGTCACGAGAACGACCACATCTACACTGCGGCCCATAAGTGGAACGAGACTGATGGCGATTTCTTCGGCGATGTTCCTGCCATGTGCCGTTTGCTGTCCAAGCGCGGCCTGCGCGCCGTTGACATGCTGCTGGGTGCCGATGTGTACGATGCCGTCCTGAACATGGAAAAGGTTCAGCGTCTGCTGGATAAGAACTCCGGCATCATCGTCGGCAAAATCGAGCAGGAACTGAGCGCATACGATGGCGTTACCTACGGTGGCACCCTCAACTTCCGCGGCTATAAGCTGAACCTCATCTCCGTGGATGAAACCTACGTCGACACCGCCAACGCAGAGCAGCGTTACTTCCCGAAGACCGATGCGCTGATTACGGCTCCGGCCTGCGGTCACCTGATGTATGGTGCTATCACTCAGATCAACTACGGCGATACCAAGCACTCCACCATCGCCGCCCGCCGCGTTCCCAAGTTCAGCATCGATCAGGAGAACGATGTGCGTAAGATGAGCCTGAAGACCCGCCCGCTGGCTGCGCCCAAGAACTATATCCCTTGGATTCGCGCCAAGAACGTGGTCGGTTAAGTCCGGCCTGAAAGGAGTACACCGATGATTGTTGAAATTCTTTGCGGCGGCTACGGCTGCCCCACCAAAACAGGTGTTCACACTGTTTCGCGCGGCGAGCGGTGTGAGGTCAGCGATGCCGAAGCAGCCCGCCTTATCGGGCTGGGTGTGGCGAAATATGTGTTTTCCGCTCCCACTGCCCCGGAAACAGCCCCTGCAGACGTTCCGGCAACTGCGGAAGGTAACGACACCCCTGACGAGGAAGCCTCGCAGGGCGGCTCGGAGACGGCCACCCTTGCCCCCGACCAGCTGCGCAGCATGACCGTTGCCAATCTGAAAAAGCTGGCGGCGGATATGGGCATCGACACGAAACAGCTCAAAACCAAAGATGCACTCATCGAGGCCATCTGCGCCGAGGAAGTAATTCCCGGCGATGAGTGCGCCAGCGGCCCGGAGCTGTCTGCTGCGATGCCCACGGCGTGAGCGCCTTTAAGGACGCTGTGCAGGAAGACCTGAACAGCGTCTTTCTGAATCTGGATGAGTTCGCCGAAACGCACACGGTCTACTATGATGGAGAGGAATACCCTGACGTTCCTCTGGTTCTGACAGGCCTCTCTGAAAAGGAGCGTGTACGCCAGACCATCAGCGACCATGCGCAGGGTCTGTACCGGGTCAGCCGGGTGCTGCACTGCGATATTGCAGCCCTCGGCGGAAAGCAGCCGGAGAAGGATTGCAAGCTGGGCATTGACGAGGATGGATTCGTCCGAAACTACTATGTGGCATCCTCTGTCTGCGAGATGGGGATGCTGCGGGTGGAACTGGAGGCGATTGACGAATGAGCTGGCAAGAATATATGTCCTACGAGCCTCTTAACGTCAAAGAACGTCCGGCGGCTGCTCTTGCAGTGACTGTTGAATCGGATATTGACCGAGTGTCTGCACTTCTGTCTGGCATCAAAGGCGGCTGGCAACAGGCTGCTGGTTCTGCGCTTGCAAGAGCTGCAAATGCAGGAAAAACGGAGGCCAAGAAAGCCGTAACGGAGCAGTATGCGCTTAGTGCGAGCGAGTTTGTCAACCGCACAAAGAATGTCAACCATTTCAACCGTTCGTCAGATGGCGAAATCACGGTAAGTTTTGGCTACCGTGGCTCTGTTATTCCGCTGATGCGTTTTGATACGAGCATAGACCGTTCTGGTCGTGTCGTTACCCGCGTTATGAAAACGAGTACCAAAAAAGCCCTCGACCACGCATTTAGCGCAAAGATGGGTAGCCATATCGGTGTTTATGAGAGAATCGGCACCAGCCGCTTCCCTGTGAAAGAACTGTATGGTCCATCAACGCCGCAGATGATTGGAACCAACGAAAGTGTTGCAGATCAGGTCGAGGACAAGATGGCGGAGGTGTACGAAAAACGCATTGAGCATGAAATCACGCGAATTTTGAACGGATGGGGTGTCTGATATGACCAGCGTTGTTTTGCTTGAGCAGCTGAAAGCATTTACGGAGAAAATCATGGCCGATATGATTCTCCCGGTGGCTATGCAGCAGGGCGATACCGAACAGGCCTACCGTGCCCCGGAAGTCTATCTGATGCGGCTGCCCGACAGTCGTTCCGCCAAGAAGAAAGCCCCGTACATCATCCATCGGGTCATCCCGCTGGCAACGGAGCAGCAGCCCGGCAGCGAAGAGCGCACGGTGGTTTCTGTGCGCTCTATCTTTTGCTGCTACAACCCGGATGAACAGGAGGGCGACCTTGCTCTCTTGAACATGATGGAGCGGTTTCGTGTGGAATTGCTCAAAGTCCGCAAGGTAGGCGGCACTGGCACCGATGGAAGGCATCGGTATCAGTTTGCGCTTGACCTGTCTCCCGGTCATAAGCTGGAAAGCGTTCCTTACGACGAGGAAACCAAACCGTATTACGCCGGAGAGATGATTACCTACTGGAAGCTGCCGACTGTGCAGCAAACGGAGGACATTAAATTATGGCGGTAAAAAAGACCGCGGCGGAACAGCCCGCCGAAACCACCGTAAACGCCGAGCCTGCGCAGAGCAAGCCCGGCGTTTCCATTTACATCGGTCCGTCTATTCTGGGTTATCTCCAGAAAAATACGATTTACCCCTGCGCTGCTGCGGAGGCGGTGAATCGTGACGATGTGAAAATCGCCACCGAGAAATATCCCGGCGTGGCCGACTTCATCATCGATGTGGCCGAACTGAACACTACGCCTGAAAAGGCAAAAGCACGCGGCGAGGCTATCCTTGCGTATGCCCGGATGCTCGCCAAATCCAAGTAAGGAGGATTACATACTATGGCAGATCATGGTATTAACGTCAGCCGCGCCGACACCGCCGTGGCAACCCCGAACGCCGCAACCTGCGGCATCCCCTTTGTCATCGGTACGGCACCGCTGTCCAAGGCAACTGGCACCGCTGCAACCGCTGGCACCCCTGTACTGTGCACCAGCTACACCGAAGCAGAGGAACAGTTGGGTTATGACAACGACTGGGCAAAGTTCACCGTTTGCGAGGTGATGTACTATCACTTCAAGCTGTGTGCCTGCCAACCGGTTATTTTCCTGCCGCTCGCAGAAAACGCCGAGGCAGAGGCTGTGGCAGCTGCCGTAGAGCAGGTCGAGGCTTGTCTGACGATGTTCGGCATTGTGCCTGACCTGATTATGGCACCCGGCTTCTCCAAGGAGGCTACCGTTGCTGCTGCGCTGGCTGCAAAGGCGGGCTCCATCAACGGTATGTTCTCTGGCAAGGCTCTGGTGGATATTTCCGCAAAGACCTATACTGCCGCAGTGCAGGCCAAGAACGCTGGCACTTACGACCAGAAGTCCATTCTGTGCTGGCCTAACGGCACTCTGGGCGATCTGAAGTTCCACGGCTCCACCCTCATGGCGGGCTGCCTCGCGGAGACCGACACCAACAATGGCGGCATCCCTTACGAGAGCCCCTCCAACAAGACCGTCCACATCGACGGTCTGTGCGATGATGACGGTGCAGCCATCAACCTGACCTACAATCAGGCAAACGTGGTCGATGCTGCCGGCATCTGCACGTTCCTGAACTTCATGGGCAGCTGGACCGCATGGGGCAACCACACTGGCTGCTACCCCAAGTCCACTGATGTGAAGGACTACTTCATCCCGCTCAGCCGTATGTTCGACTACGTCTCCAACACCCTCATCAAGACGTTCTGGAGCAAGCTCGACAAGCCGATGAACCGTCGTCTCATCGACACCATTCTGGATAGCGCCAACATCTGGCTGAACGGTCTGGTGGGCGCAGGCTATCTGCTGGGTGCCCGTGTGGAAATGCTGGAAAACGAGAACCCGCTGACCAGCCTGATGGCGGGCAAAATCAAGCTGCACGTCTACATGACCCCGCCCTCTCCGGCGCAGGAAATTGATTTTGTGCTGGAATATGACGCTGACTATGTGACCAGCGCACTCCAGTCCTAAAAAGGAGGCACTACAATGGAAATCGATCAGAGCGTTATCAACTTCGCGGTCTATGAGGACAGCGTGGAGTATCTGGGTATGTCGAAAGTTACCCTGCCTGATGTTACCTTTCTGACGCAGAGCATTTCGGGCGCTGGTGTCGGTGGTAACGTCGAAGCGGTCATTCTGGGCCATTTGGAGGCTATGACCCTTGGTCTGGAATTCCGCACCACCACGCCGCAGTCCGTCCAGTTGTCGGAGCTGCGCCGCCACAGCATTGACCTGCGTGTGGCGAACCAGTATGAGGATCCTGTTGCAGGCACGGTCGAGGCACGGAAGGAAAAGCATATTTTCGTGGTCGTGCCCAAATCGACCAAGGGCGGCGCCATTGCACCCGCAACGCCCACCTCTGGCTCCGGTGAATACGCTGTCCGCTACTGGGCAACGTACATCAACGGTAAGAAGGTGCGTGAACTGGACCCCCTCAACTTCATCTGCTACATCAACGGTGTGGATTATCTGGCCGGTGTCCGTGCGGCCCTGGGCAAGTAATCCGCATATACCGTTTCGCCGGAGCTGCATTTTGCAGTCCCGGCCTATTTTTTGAGCGTGAAAGGAGCTATCCAGCATGAACGCCGTCATTGACCCGAAAGAATTTGATGCAGCACAGGCTGCCGCTGCAAAGGCTGCTGCCGCTGCTGACCCGTATACCTACACCCACAAGCTCCAGAAGCCCCTTGACTATGAGGGCAAGCACTACGATTCCCTCACGTTTAACTGGGGCAAGCTGACCGGCAATGACTCCATCGCCATCGAGGCAGAGCTTACGGCTCTGAACCAGCCGGTGATCATCCCCTCGGTGAGTGCGGGCTACCTTATCCGCATGGCCTGCCGGGCGTGTACTGAGCCTATCGGTGTTGATGTTATCGGTGCTATGAGCATCCGGGACTACAACACCATCCGCACCAAAGCAAGAAATTTTTTGCTGAGGTCGGACTTGTAACCGGTGATGGCGGCGTGTGGCTGCGACGACAGGTGCTTGCAATGGCACAGGTCAACTGTACGCCTGCGCCCTACTGGCTGGAAATGCCCCTGTATCAGTTCCGGCAATGGATCCGCAGCAGCAATGACCTCATTGCCGAGCGCCAGAGAGCGAGAAAGGACGGTAAGTAGTGGCTCGTAAAGAGTGGGAGCTGCTGTTCAACCTGTCCGCTAAACAGAACAGCAGCTTTTCCAGTACATTCAAGGCTGCTCAGTCTGCCCTTGTGGAAACGCAGGGGAAGATTCAGCTGTTGAACAAAGTACAATCCGACATTTCGGCGTACCAGAAGCAGCAGCAGGCCGTTGACGCAACCCGTCAGCGGCTTTCTGTTTTGCAGCAACAGTACGACAACATCCAGAAAGAGATTCAGGAGACCGAGGGTTATTCCTCTGCGTTGGAAAACAAGCTGATTTCCAAACAAGCGCAGATCGACAAGACTGCGGCCTCCCTGAACACTTATGAGCAGCGTTTAGCTGCCACCGGGAACGCCCTGCACGAGGCCGGCGTGGATACCACGCAGCTGACAGCAGAAAGCGTCCGGCTGGAAACTGAGGTCGATAAGCTGAAAGACCAGCAGGTTGACCTTAAAAAGACCATGGACGAGGCCGGAGAGGGCGCAAAGGGATTCGGTGAAAAATCGGTCGAGGCGCTTGAGACGGTCGAGGCCACGCTGGCCACGGTCGGTATTTCAAAGGCCCTCGGAGAAATCCGGGATGCCTACATGGACTGCATCAACACCGCAGGTGATTTTGAAGCATCCATGAGCAATGTCGAGGCACTCTCCGGCGCTACCGGCGAGGAATTGACGGCCCTGTCCGACAAGGCCAAGGAAATGGGCGCAACCACGAAATTCACCGCTGGTGAATCGGCTGATGCTCTGTCCTACATGGCTTTGGCAGGCTGGGACACCCAGTCTATGCTGGAGGGCATCAGCCCGGTGCTGAATCTGGCTGCTGCCGCCAACATGGATCTGGCGCAGGCATCCGATATTGTCACCGACTACCTGACCGCCTTTGGCCTGAAAGCCTCCGACACCACACACTTTGTGGACGTGATGGCCTACGCCATGGCCAATTCCAACACGGATGTCATCCAGTTGGGTGAGGCTTGCAAGGCGTGTGCAGCTACCGCTACATCCCTCGGCTACTCGGTCGAGGAAACCACCGCTGTGCTGGCTACCATGGCCAACGCCGGTGTCAAGGGCGGCGAGGCTGGCACGGCCCTGAACGCCATCTTCACCCGCCTTGCAACCAACACGAAAGAGTGCGGGGACACCCTTGCAGAATACGGTGTGCAGATTTATGATGCGCACGGCAATATGCAGAGCCTGTCCAGCATCCTCACAGGCATGGCCGGTATCTGGGACACCCTGACCGACCAAGAGCAAGCCAACCTTGCAAAGGTCATTGCCGGCACGAACCAGTATTCTAAACTGCAAACCATCATGGCCGGGTGCAGCGAGGCCGCAGCCGAGGGCGGGCAGTCTTTTGCGGACTACACCGCAGCTCTGAACGACTGCGCCGGATCTGCCGATAAAATGGCAGGCACCATGCTCGACAACATGAACGGCAGACTGACGCTGATGCAGTCCGCAGCAGACGGCCTGAAAATCGCCATCGGTGAGGATTTGACCCCGGTGATGTCGGATTTGTACGATGTCGGCGCGGAAGTTCTGGGCTGGATGCAGGGATTTGTAGAGGAAAATCCCGGTGTGGTCAAGGGAATTGCGGCAGGAACCGTCACGCTGGGCGGCCTGGTCGGCACGCTGACTGCGGTTTCAGCTGGCATAAAACTAGCTCATGCGGCGGCAACTCTGTTCACTGGCTCTCTGGCGGGACTTGCTGGCCCGCTGACGCTTGCATCTGTGGCGATTGCAGGAACGGTTACGCTCGTCACGGCACTGGCAACCTCTGCCGATGCGACGGTGCCCTCTGTAAAGGAGCTGACCAGCGCCGCTCGTGACATGGGCGACAGCATGGAAGAAGCGGGCGCAAGCTACGATTCCACCCTGTCCAACATGGCAGCGACCGCCAGCGTTGCGGACCAGTACATCAGCAAGTTGGAGGCCATCGAGGCCGCCACAAATGGGAACACGGACGGAAATGCCGAATACCACGACACGCTGGCCCGGCTGTCTGTTCTGGTGCCCAGTCTTGCAGATGATATTGACCTTGAGACCAATTCCATCAAGGGCGGCACCGCAGCGCTGCGCCAGCACACTGATGCCTATGTGGCGGATGCCAAGGCACAGGCCCGGCAGGAATACCTGAACACCCTTTATGACCAGTACAACAATGTGCTGGTTGAGAGTGCTGAGAACGAAACCAAGCTGGCAACCGCGCAGGCAAAGGTGGAAAAATCCAATGCCGGCATGTCTGCTGCCTACGATAAGCTGCTGACCACCCTCGGCCTGACGGATGAGCAGTTCAAGCTCACCTACGGCACGGTGGAAGATCTGCCGTGGCGCACCATGAGCGAGGATGTGCAGCAACTGCGCACTGAGTATATGGGGTACTCGGATGACCTTGTCACTGCCCGGCGGGAGGTCGAGAACTACACCGCCGCCGTAGAACAGGATCAGGAGGCTATCAATGCCGCCGAGGTCGAGTATCAGGAGGCCAGCGCCGCAGTCGATGCCCTGAATGCTTCGCAGCAGTCCGCCGCCGACAGCGCAGACGATGTTGCAGCGCAGCAGCAGAATGTGGCGAATGCCATCTCTGATGCAGAGCTTCGGATTCAGGACATCATTGCAGCCTACAATGATGCCTATGATGAAGCCTACGGCAGCATCAGCGGCCAGTATGCGTTGTGGGATTCTGCGGAAAAGGTCGTTTCGACCTCCGCTGCATCCATCAACAATGCACTGCAAAGCCAGATCACCTACTGGGACAACTACAACCAGAACCTCGAAAAGCTGAACGAACGGGCGGCTGACATCGACGGTCTGAGTGAAGTTATCGCCAGTTTTGCGGATGGCAGCAAGGAATCCGTCAATGCGATTGCCGGTATGGCCTCGGCCTCGGACGCTGACCTCGCCAAAATGGTTGAGAACTACGCTGCGCTGAAAGAAGCGCAGGATACAACCAGCGAATCTATCGCCGACCTCAAGACCGGCATGAGCAATTCTATGGACGAAATCGCCCAGACCGTAGCCGATACCGTATCGGAAATGGACATGAGCGACGAGGCCACGGAAAGCGCCAAGGCGACGATTCAGGGCTTCATCGATGGCGCATCCAGCATGATGCCCCGTGTGCAGGAAGCCTATGCCAAAATCGCCTCGGCGGCCTCTACTGCGCTGGCAGGCTCCAACGAGCGCTACAATGTCAACCACGGAATCCCCGGATATGCTGTTGGTACGGAAGATGCGGCCCCCGGCTTTGCCCTCGTTGGTGAGCATGGCCCGGAGCTGGTCTACTTCAACGGCGGGGAATCTGTTCTGACGGCCTCGGAAACCAGACGGGAGATGGAGAGCGCAAGCGTTACCCCCATGAGCGCTGAGCTGCCAGAGAGCAGCGGCTCCTCCTCAGCACGCAGCACGGTTCCTATATCGCTCTCGCCGGTTTACCATATCTCAGGTATATCTGATACTGCCGAGCTGCAAAACGTCCTGAATGCCCAGAATGACAGCCTGAGAGAACTTGTCCTCGAAATCGTGAAAGATGCAGAGGACGATGATTTCAGAGGGAGGTATGCATGAGTAAAACCTATACGACTGTGCAAGGCGACCGCTGGGACAGCGTGGCCTATAAGCAGCTCGGCAGTTGCGCCTATGCTCCAAACCTGATGGCTGCTAATCCGCAGCACTTGGGCTATTTTGTGTTCCCTGCCGGAATCGTTCTGACGCTCCCGAATACCGAGACACAAACCAGCTCCACCTTGCCCCCGTGGAAGAAGGTGGTCACATGAGCGACGAAAATACCGCCCGCCATGCCGAGTGTACGGTGGAGTTTGACGGTGTGGACATCACCAGCAGCATCAAGCCCTACCTGCTGTCGCTGACATTTACCGATAATGAGGAAGATGCCAGTGACGACCTGCAGATCAAACTCCAAGACCGGGAGGGCGTTTGGATGACCGACTGGCTCCAGAAGATGCTGGACGGCGATGTGTCGGCCGCATCTTCTGATGGCTACAAGGTTGGTGACGTGGTGCAGTTTCTCGGTGGTCCGCACTACAAGGCATCTACCGACAAAAAGGCAAACGGAACACCAAAGGCTGGCCCGGCCAAGATTACCATCATCAAACAGGGTGCGCTGCACCCGTACCATGTTATTCACACGGACGGAACGTCCCGGGTCTATGGCTGGGTCGATGCCAGCGAGATCTCCGGTAAATCTGGCGGCAGTTCTTCCGGCAGCGGTGAAGGCGGCCTGAAAATCCGGGCTACCATCACGGCTTGTAACTGGCACTCTGACGGGAAGGATGAGGCGCTGGACTGCGGGGAGTTTGAGTTGGACAGCATAAACGCATCCGGCCCGCCCGACATCATCACCATAAAGGCCACGGGGCTGCCCTATACCAGCCAGATCCGGCAGACCAAGCAGAGCAAGGGTTGGGAAAAGTACAAGTTATCCGGCATCGCCAATGAAATGGCGAAGAAGAACGGTATGCAATCCCAGTTTCTTGCAAAGCAAGACCCGGAGTATAAGCGTGTGGAGCAGTACCGCTGCTCTGACATCGACTTCCTGTCGCAGCTGTGCCATGATGCCGGCCTGTCGCTGAAATGTACAGACGGCAAAATCGTCATCTTCGACCAGAAGGAATACGAGGGAAAAGATTCTGCCTGGACTGTCACCAAGGACGACAAGAGCTATATCAAGTGGAGCCACACGCTCGGCCAGGCCGGAACGCAGTATGCGTCCTGCCGGGTGTCCTATGTTGGGCCGAACGGCAAGCCCCTTGAGGGTATCGCCTACGTCAAGGACTACGATGCCAAGAGCAAAACCAACCAGCAGCTGGAAGTTTATGCCCCGGTCACGAGCAAGGCCGAGGCCAAAGAACTGGCTGCCAAAAAGCTCCGACTGCACAACAAGTTTGAGCGTCAGGTGGGCTTTACCTATTCCGGTGATCCGGGCAAGGTGGCCGGTCTGACGTTTGAGGCTAAGGACTTCGGGCCGTGGGATGGAAAGTACATCGTGAAGCAGGCCAAACATACTGTGACTGGCTCTGGCGGGTACACCACGCAGGTTTCCGGCCGTCATGTTTTAGGAGGGTACTGATGAACACTGCTGTTGATGTTCGCCTCGGTAAAGTCACCGATGTGAACAAAGAAAAGCGCCTTGTCCGTTGTAAGTTTGAGGACACCGGCATCACGTCCGGCTGGCTCCCGGTGATGCAGCACTACAAAGCCATTGTCTATACGGAGTCAGCCGGTGAGCATAATCACCAGTATATCCACCCCAGCCCCTACAACCTTGAAATCAAAAAGACCATGGATGGATTCCGCCAGATTTGGGATGAAGAGGAAAAGGTTATCGGAGCGGACAACTCCACCGACCATCAGCACAAGTCTCATGTGGTGTGGTGGTTGCCGGCCGTTGATGATACGGTGGTCTGCCTGTACCTCCCGTGCTTCAATGCTGATGGTTTTGTTCTGGGAGGGATTTATCCGTGATCGTTGGTTGCCTCGGAGACATCAGCTTTTCCGTGTTTGATAGTCATGTCGAGACCATCAAGAACATGGTGCAGAATGTGTCGGCCAGATACACGACCCACCAGCGCGCCAGAGGCCCGGCCCTGACCGAGTTGACAGGCACCGATGCTCAAACCATCACGTTTGACATTGAGTTGGCCGCGTACCTCGGCGTAAATCCCACCAAGGAGCGGGAACGGCTGAAAGAATGTGTCCTCAACGGGACTACGCTGCCGTTCGTTCTCGGCAATGTGGTCTACGGCAGCTATCGGTGGGTTATCAAATCTGCAAAATTTAAGACCCTGCACACAAACGCTTTCGGTACGCCGACATGGATTACCGCAAGCGTTTCTTTGTTGGAATACCAGAGAGAATGAGGTGATTTTTGTGAGCAACTACTTGGTATCGGCAAACGACCTGACCACCATTTCCCTTGGAGAACAGGATACCGTGACCAGCGTTCTGCAGAACATCGCCGTCATCCTGTCCACACCGAAAGGCACAGTGCCGGGCTACCGGGAGTTCGGCATCGACATCTCGGATATTCTCGATCGCCCGGAAAACGTGGCGCAGCCTATGCTCTGCGCCGCCATCAAGGAAGCCATCGAACGGTTTGAACCGAGAGCCACCTATATGGGGACTACGTTCAAATCCTCCAAGGACAACCCCGGAACGATGCTTCCCGTTGTGGAGGTGAGCATCAATGCGTAGTACCGCAGACCACCAGTTTATCAGCACCGACGTTGACGAACTGGATGCGCTGCTCGTTGCGGGGTATGAGCAGTTTTTTGGCACATCTGTGCGCCCCGGCAGCCCGGAGCGGCTGTTCATCTCATGGATTGAGGATGCGATAATCTATGAGCGCGCCCTCAACAACCATGCTGACAACCAGAATCTGCCCAGCCGGGCAGAGGGCGAGAATTTGGATGCGCTGGCTGAGCTGTTCTACTTGCAGCAGCGTCCGCAGCCTACCGCAGCAACCTGCACCATGCGTTTCAACATCAGCGAGGCGCGGCAGAGCGCAATCCTCATCCCGTCCGGCACTCGCGTCACGGATGCAAACGCCACTCTGTACTGGGCGACCGCCGAGGACGAGTACATTCCCATCGGCTCGACCTATGCAGATGTGACCGTTACCTGCCAGACCGTTGGCACGGCTGGAAATGATTATGCGGTCGGCGATATCAACACCATCGTTGATGTGTACGACTACTACTCCGGCTGCTCCAATGTCACCATCAGCGCAAACGGCAGCGATGCTCCGACAGACGATGAGTTTTACGAACTGCTGCTGGACAGCCAGAGTGCGTGGTCCAGTGCCGGGCCTGTTGGCAGCTACAAGTATTTCGCAAAGAGCGTGTCCACGAAAATTGCGGATGTTGTGGCAAACAGCCCCAGTCCCGGCACTGTCTGCCTGTACGCCGTCATGGATGATGGCAATATCGCCGGAGAGGAGACAAAAAAGGCTATGGTCGAGGGTTGTTCGGCTGATGAAGTCCGGCCTCTGACCGACCGTGTCATATCTGGTGACCCCGATGTTGTGACCTACAACATCGACCTGACCTACTATCTGACCCGCGATGGCAACATTTCCGCTACTGACGCACAGACACGAGTAAACGAGGCTGTGCAGCAGTACATCAGCTGGCAGTCTGGCAAGATGGGCAGGGATATCAACCCGGACAAGCTGCGGCATCTGCTGTTGGAGGTCGGCATCAAGCGCGTGGACTTGCAACAGCCCGTCTTCACCCCGCTGGAAGATGGCAAGCCGTCCGTTGACCTGACCTCGGACAAGGTGCCGCAGGTAGCCAAGGTGGGTACAGTCACCGTGCAGAGCGGAGGGTACGAGGATGAATAACGGCCTGACCGCCGAGCGGATGATGGATTCCTTCCCGCTTGCGCTCCAGAAAGATCCGAAAATGGTCGCTCTGGCTCATTCCATCGCCAACGTGCTGGAAATGAGGCTTGATGAAATCACCCTCGGCCAAATCTATACTCGCATCGATGAACTGCCGGAAGACCTGCTGGATATTTTGGCAAAAGACTTTGCTGTAGATTGGTATGACAAATCTTATACCCTTGAAGAAAAGCGCAAAACAATCAAGGGCAGTTGGTATGTGCATAGGCATCGTGGAACAAAAGCGGCAGTGGAAGCCGCAATAGCGGCACTTTATCCGAATCCGGTCATCGAGGAATGGTTTGATTACGACGGTTCACCTTACCATTTCCGGCTCAGAATACCGGTGGATTATATCGACACTGCCAAACACGAACAGATTTGCAGAAAAATCATCTGCTACAAGAATTTGCGGTCACATCTGGACAGGATTATTTATGAAATATCGTCAAGAAATTTGACTTCTGCTTATATTGCCGGTGCTCCGTGCGGGATGTACTGCACCATGAGCGCCCGGGTGCGGGGAAAGATACCGCCGCAGAGCGGCAGGGTGGCGGCCTTTGCCGGTGCGGCCGCAGCGGGCGTATACGCGCAAACCGGAGCAACACTGAGATTGGAGGACTAAAAATGAGTTGGAACACATCCGCATACACACAGCTTGGTGTGGCTATGCTGACCGAGGCTATGGCCGGTAAGCGCATGACGTTTACTCGGGCAGTTGGCGGCGCTGGCACCGTGGCCGCCGACGACCTGCCCAAAGCCACGGCAGTGACCGACCAGCGCCAGACGCTTATCCTTGCAGACAGCGCAGTGGACAAAGAGGGAGACGACACGGTCTATCGGCTCAAAGTCCAGATCAGCAACAAGGGGATGGAACAGGGCTATACCCTGCATCAGATTGGCATCTACGCCAAGCTGGATGACAGCAGCAGCGACGCTCTGGTCTGCATCTTTCAGGACGACCACGGCTTCGAGATTGTCCCGGAAGCCGCGATGAGTAATCTGCTGCTCGAATTTTACGGCATGGTCGTCATCTCCGGCACGGCGCAGGTCACCGTGACGGCAGACCCGGCGGCCATTGCTACAGAGGCGTGGGTCAGAAAGCTGCTTGCCGAGCACGACAAAAACCCGGAGGCACACAAGGAGCTTTTTGCTGCTATCACCGCCGAGAATATCTCTTTTGACGGCCCTGCCGCCGGTCTGGAAGCCGACAGCGTGCAGGCCGCCATCAAAGAGATGGTAGGCAAGATGGACAACCTCAAAGACGGCCTGACGGCGAAAAATATCACCTTTGAGGATACAGCAGGCACTGGCGCGACAAACCTTCAGGACGCGCTGGACACTGTGCTGGGGAACACGCTGCCCAAGCTGACTGTCACCACTACGGCTGGCAGCGCCCTGACCCTGACCGACGGCAAGAGCACCATCACCGGCACGGCAGACAGCGGCGGCAGCTACACCGTGGCTCTGCCCCGCATGGGCCTTTGGACGGTCACGGCCAAGCTGGCCGGTCTGACCACGGATGACACCATCGACGTGGAGACCGTGGGCGGCAAGTACACGCTGACCCTGCCGTACTTTGCGGCAACTCTGACCGTCACGGCCGCACCCGGGGCGACCGTCACAGCCGCCCTGCCCACCGGCAAGGCATACACCGCCACGGCAGACGACACCGGTACAGCACAGGTCAAGCTCAAGCGCTCCGGCACCTACACCGTGAGCGCCAGCAAGGGCGACGCGGAGAGTGACACAGCCGCTGTATCTGTCACCGAAAACGGAGGAGCCTACACGGCTACCGTGCATTTCTGCCGTCTGGTGATGACGGCACCCATCGGCAGCGCCATCACTGCCTCTTGCGGCGACGCCACGCTGACTGCCACCATCACTGGCTCCGATGAGACCGGCTCCGTCACCCTCTACCCGCCCACGCTTGGAAACTGGACGATCACTGCCACCAAGGGTGATGACAGCACCTCGGAGGTAATCAACGCTACGGAGTATAAGGACTATACTCTGACGCTGGACTATGTGAAGCCGGTGCTCAACAAGAACGACTGGAAGACCATCAGGAAGGTGTCGGATGCAGACAAGGGCGCGAACTACTGGGCTGTAGGCGACATCAAGAGCATTACTCTGAATGGCAAGGTCGGTGGGTACACTTTTTCCAATTACAAGGTTGACGTCTTTATTCTGGGCTTCAATCACAACTCGGGGAAAGAGGGTGCTCATCGAATCCACTTCCAGATCGGCAAGGTCAGCGGGAAGGCCGTGGCGCTGTGTGATTCGCAGTATAACAGCTCTGGCAGCTCGGCAATGTTCCACATGAATTCCAGTGACTCCAACAGTGGCGGTTGGAATGAATCGCACATGAGGAAAACCCTTTTGGGCAACAGCAATACCCCGGCCAGCACGTTGGAGAACAGTCTGATGGCAGCGTTGCCGTCCGATTTGCTTGCCGTGATGAAGACTGTGACTAAGTACACGGATAATACTGGCGGTGGCAGCAACAGTTCCGGTAACGTAACCAGCACGACGGACTATCTTTTCCTGCTAGCCGAGTTTGAGGTGTTCGGAACCCGGTACTATGCAAACCAGTATGAGCAGAACAGTCAGAAGCAGTATGAGTATTACAAGGCTGGTAACAGTAGAGTAGCCTATAATCATTCCGCCGTGTCCACGGCGGTGTGGTGGTGGCTGCGGTCTGCTTATTACGGCTACAGCAGCTATTTCTGCGACGTCTATACTGACGGGAGTTACTACTATTACCCCGCTGCCTACGCGGCTGGTTTGCGCCCCGGCTTTGCCGTCTAATCCTCCGCAGAGCATCTGGCCTCATCACGCCCACGGAAGTGGGCGAGAGCAGAGCTTTTCACAGAAAAATTCCCAAGGGCGCGTCAGCGCCCCGTGCGAATTTTTGAAAACAGCCCCAAAATGCTATCACTTAACTGTTCTTTGAACGCATACAAAGTCTCGGAAAAGCTATACAATACTGTCAAAACCTGTTCAACAGGAGGTATTGTATGGCAACTAACAAGCGTGTTTTCACTCTGAGATTGTCCGATGAAGTTTTTGACAAAATCGGTGTTTTAGCAACGAAAGAACATCGGTCCATCACAAACTACATAGAGTATGTGTTGTTGAAGCATCTGGAAGAAGTGGAGCGAGAGCAGGGAAAAATTGATCTTGACAAAGGAGAATAACTCATGTCGGTTTTGAAGTCCAAGCGCACGGAAAGCAAGGCGGAGTTCGTCAATACGGCCAACCAGATTTATGTTGAGACCCTGAACTTTCTGACCCGCCTTTCGGCCCGGTACTCCAGGCTGGTAGCGGAACAGGTTGCCAAGCTGGCCGGTGAGATTGTCGATTATGCAGAAAAAGCTAACAGCATTTATCCGTCTGATCCGCAACGTGTCGAGCTGCGCAAGGCCCATCTGATTGAGGCTCGTGCGTCGCTCATGGCTTTAGATGTTCGACTGACTCATGTGTACCTTGTGCTGAATCAAAACCCTGCAGGTGCCTTTACCAACTCAAAAGGCGAATCCGTTGGCTCGAAAGACGCAACGGAAAAGCTGGATAAGATGGCTCAGCACCTCGGAGAACTGATTGACAAGGAAAATGACCTTTTGAAAGGGTCGATAAAAAATATCGGCATAAAGCAAAGGCTTTGATGCCGACTGGGTGTGCGGCTGTTAATCTGCCTACTGGCGGTGTGGTGGTGGCTGCGGTCTGCTAATTACAACAACAGCAACAATTTCTGCGACGTCAATACTGACGGAAGTTACAACAATAACAACGCTAACTACTCGGCTGGTTTGCGCCCCGGATTTTACAGATACACGGTCACATGGAGTAGCCAAGTGCGAAAGACGACCGATGTAAAAGGAGCTGCACTTCCCTGGGTGAGAATCCCTAAAACTGCTCTCCGATGTCCTTACACGGACGCTGCTTGCATGGTGAGGAATGTGCCTAACCTCATTTCATGTGTAAGGACAACGCACTTTAGACGGCACCCAACAAGACATTTGTACGGAGGGCGAATATTTTGACAAGTCAGGAACGTCATGAAGCACGATACCAGCGCCGCCGGGCAGCACGCCAAGCCCGGAGACAAGCCCGGTGTGACAGCCTTGGTCCTTTGAATGAAGTCTTTTCTTATCGGAAGATGTTCTTCTACGGGAAGAAGTGCTGCAATGGGGTTCGTTGGAAGCAGTCCATCCAGAACTATGAGATGCATCTGTTTTCCGGTACGGCAAAACGGCGGAGTGAGGTTCTCCACAAGCGTTGGAGACCGAAACCATCCATCCATTTCACACTCTGCGAACGTGGCAAAGTTCGCCCGATTGACGCTCCTCATATCACAGATAGACAAATCCACAAAGTTCTCAGCAAAGAGGTGTTGGAACCGCTGTATGGCCCCAGCATGATCTACGACAACGGTGCAAGTCGTACCGGAAAAGGTTTGCATTGGCAGTATAAGCGTATCAAGCAGATGCTCGCCCGGCACTACCGCAAATACGGTCGTGCTGGAGGCGTGCTGCTAATTGACTTGAAGCAATACTTTCCTTTTGCTTCGCACGATCTCATCTACCAGCGGCATCGGCAGATTATCTTGAATGATGACCTGCGGTGGCTTGCAGATACCATTATCAAGAGCGCACCCGGGAACATTCCAGGACGTGGAATGCCTCTGGGTGTGGAACCCAGTCAGCAAGAGATGGTGGCGCTGCCGAGTGCGGTGGACAATCGGATTAAGTGCCAGCGACGTGTCAAGGCTGCCTGCCACTATATGGACGACTACCTCATCATGCTGCCTGATTTGGATGACCTCAAAAAACTGGGACATGAAATCGTGCGCCGCTTTGAATCTTTGGGCATCCCAGTAAACCGGAAGAAGTGCAAAATCATCCCGCTGACGAAGCCGTTCCGCTGGTGCAAGGCTCGTTTTACCTTGACCGAGACCGGAAAAATCAAAGTCAATGGCAGCCGTGATGGCGTGAAACGTGCCCGCCGGAAACTCAAGCTTTTTCACAGGGAGTGGCTGGCTGGCAAACGCACTCTGCAAGAAGTTGCACAGTACATGGAATGCCAGACAGCTTATTATCGCAACTACAATGACCACGGGCGGCTGCTGCGCCTGCGGCGGCTTTGCTATGCAATTTTTGGAGGTAAAGTACCGTGTACAAAATCGTCAAAGCCAGTGATGGCACCGTCCTTGCCTTGACCGAGGACGTGACCTACATCAAAAAAGCCGACAACGGCTGTTATATCCTCTGCCCGGAGCCTGATGCACCGGGCATTTCTTATGCCGGCACTCCGTACCACCTGTTTGGTCGGAAGCCTCTGGATGATGCAGAGAGCGTCATTCTGGAGCCGACCGACATTGGTGGCTGGATTATGGAGGCGAAAGCTGCCATCGAGGATGCCGACGAGATGAACGTGGATCAGGCTTATCGCCTGACCCTTCTGAAGTTGAATGTCTCCGATATGGATGACACTGAGAATACCTGATAGGAGGAAAAGGCAATGAGCAAAGCAACGGAAATGGTTCTGTATCGCACCTGCAAGCGCATGATCGAGCGCGGCAGTACCGATGGTCTGGCGGAGAAGATCGATATTTTCTACGCCGCCGGCAAACTGACCGATGAGCACTACGCCGAGCTGACCGGTATGCTCGCCGAGAAGAAAGAGCAGGTCTAACCTATGGAGCATGAACGCTTTATCGCCCGCCGTCGGGCCCGCTTCGTCGGGATTGACGGGCGTGTGAACATCCCTTATGGAACCGTCTTGAGTAATCAGGGCGGTTTTCTTATACACCAGAATAAGCGTGTATGCACTTTGAGAAGCCAGAACGCTCTGGACTACTTCGTGCAGGACGACGACGGCGCTGGTGACCTGCGGGGGAAGTTGGTTGACAGCATCCAGCGGTGCCTTGAGCGTCGGGATGCAGACTATCAGACCCGCTGGGATAAGGTCTGGTCGTCGGCACTCTGCCAAAAGTACCGCCGCCCGGAGTTCGAAGACTACTGGCTGTGGGCGGCAGCGTTTTATGATGCGCCGCTCTGTGATTTGATGGCAATCGCTGCACTGGTGCAGTGATGCTTTCATATGGGGAGTTGGGTTGCCAGCTCCCCATATTTTTGTATAACAGCAGGAGGGAGGCTTTTATGGAGATAAGTCTACACAAAACAGAAAAGGGCCTGAAAGAGCTCCACCGGAAGCTGGCAGAGGAGCAGAAGCTCAGGGAGCGGCAGGCAGCTATCGAGGACTCGCTGTGCGAGCTGGACGCCGCCGTCAACAAGTAAGGAGGACATCAAAATGGACAAAATCTGGGCGAATCGGCTCATCGCCGGTACCAAGACATGGGCAGAGATGCCCGCACGCCGCCATGCCGGAGTCAAAGCGGAGCTGGCCAAGCGGGTGGCCGACGGCGAGATCACCGCAGAGCAGTACAAAGAGATCACGGGGGAGGACTACGATGGGTAAGTTGCTGGAACTGCTGGAAAAGCTGGTGCGGGCCATCTTTGGCCCGGGGGACAAGCAGGATGCCGAAGAGGTAAAGCCCGCACCGGAACCTCACGAACCCCCTGGGGCAGAGGCTGTGGCCGGCTGGCAGGGCGACCCGCCGTATCGCTTTGTGGATGTGAGCCGGTATCAGGGCCTTATCGACTGGGCGCAGGTGGCTGCGGCGGGCTACAAGGGGGCAATGCTCAAGACCGTGAGCACCAACCGCAAGCTCTCCAAGCGGGCAGACGGCCTGTACATCGACCCCACCTTCGAGACCAACTACCGCAACGCCCGGGCTGCCGGGCTGGACGTGGGCGTCTACTACTACACCTACGCCACCAGCGAGGCGATGGCTGACGCAGAGCTTGCCCTGCTGCGGCAGGCGGTGCGGGGCAAGGAGTTTTCTCTCCCCGTTTGCGTGGACGTGGAGGAAAACAAGCTCAAGCAGCGGTCCACGCTTGACCTGTCCAACCTTACCGCTTACGCGCTGGAACAGGTGGAGAAGATGGGCTTTTACGCCCAACTGTACACCTACACCGGTTACAAGTATGAGCTGGACATGGATCGGCTGTCCTCTCGGTGGGACGTCTGGCTGGCCGACTACACGGGCGAAACGCCCAACGTGACGTTTAACTACAACGCTCACCAGCACACCAGCAAGGGCAGCGTTCCGGGTATCACGGGCAACGTAGACCTCAACGTGACCACCCTCAACTATCCCCGTATCATCGAAAAGAAGGGCCTGACCCGTCTCCGGGAGGGTGCATGAGCGAAGCAATCATCGTAGCCATTATCACCGGCGGTCTGAGCCTGATCGGCGCGATCGTCTCCAACAACCGCACCGCCCAGAGCATGGACGCCAAGCTGGACAAGCAGCAGGCGGTGACCGAAACCAAACTGGAAGAGCTGACCCGGGAAGTCCGGACGCACAACAATTTCGCCCAGCGCGTCCCGGTGCCTGAAGAACAGATGAAGGTGGCAAACCACCGCATTGCAGACCTCGAAAAAGAGAGAGGAGAGTAATACATGGCAACGATCAATAACATTTTGGGCGTCATTCCCGCCCCGGTGGCGGCAGTTCTCATGCTGGGCGGCTTTATCTTTTACGCCCTGGGCTGCGTCCGGCTGGGCTATGGCGCAGCGGTAAAGCCTCTGGTGCTTGACCTCATCGAGCGTGCAGAGCAGGAGATCCAGGGGACAAAGCGCGGCGCAGAGCGCAAGGCGTGGGTCGTCAAGATGCTCCGGGCCGCTCTGAGCGCCAGCAAATACGGCAGGCTCATCAGCTGGGCCATCACTGATGAGACCATCGGCGCGGTCATCCAGTTTTTCTTTGACCGGGCAAAGGCGGTTTTAAGAAAGGAAGTGTAACAAAAATGCTGGAGTTATGCCCTGTCACTTTAAAGGCTGCAAACGAGTACGTCAAAGAGCATCACAGACATCACGGAGTCGTTGTTGGACACAAGTTCTCTATCGGCGCCACGAAGGACGGTATGCTTGTCGGTGTCGCAATTTGCGGCAGACCGGTGTCAAGATTTTTAGACGATGGCTATACACTGGAGATCACACGTCTTTGCACAGATGGCACGCCGGATGTATGCAGTATGCTATATGGCGCAGCATATCGCGCCGCAAGAGCAATGGGTTACAAAAAGGTCGTAACGTACATTTTGGACACCGAGACAGGCAACTCGCTAAAGGCGGCCGGGTATAAATGCGAAGGCAAAGCAGGCGGTGTTGAGTGGACAGGAAAAAGAAAGCCTAAAAACCCGGAGCAATACCCGCGCCAAATGAAAACCCGCTGGGTTAAAATTTCAAAAAAGCAGTAAGGAGGATATTATGGCAAGCACTACATACGCACGCGGATGTTTTCTTGACCTCACGAAAACATACCACCTCGGCAATGCCATCAAACTGGTGACGTTTTGTCACCGTTTTGCCGTCATTGGCAATATGGTACGCAACGCCGGACAGCTGCCGCAGCCTTTTTGGCTCGGTGCTGCCTGTGGCGGCGGCTCGTGTAGTGCTGCCCGCTGCGCTGCAAGGACTTGACCGACAGCAGATGACCGCCGCCATCAAAAGCGCACCGCTTGGGAGGGTAGACCGTAAGATAGCCTTACTGCGGTACGTGGAGCGGCTTCCGCTGCCGGACATTGCAGCGCAGACACATTACAGCCGGACTGCGATAGGCTATCGGCTGAAAGG